AGTTCATGATCCATGGACTTGGGACAAGACTTTTACTCCTCAGAATGACACTGCCAAGAATGATTGGAAATGGGAGACGAATCCTGTTGATACAACTTCCTCAATGCCATGGCGTCAAGAAGACCCAAACAAGTTCAGTAAATAAGAGAAAGATGTTATAATGGATCCAAAACGATTGACTGAATTTGGAAGGAGAGAGGCCATGTCTCATCAAGATAATGTCACAAATGTCACGCAGTCATCGCACGCACGCGAGAGATACAAATACTCTGAGGATGTTGCGATGGTGATCTGCACATACTTGAGAAAAGGATGCACCATTGAAGCATCTTGTCAAGCTGCCAATATCAACAAAAGAACATATTATCGATGGATGGAAGAGATCCCTGAGTTCAGAGAGTTCGTCAATGCAACCGAGTCGGATGTTGAGGCTGCTCTTATTGACAATATCAGTTCATATGGAGATTGGAGAGCGTCAGCTTGGATTCTTGAGAGACGCTTTCCTCAACGTTGGGGACAAAAGAGAGAGCTCGATGTCAATGTCACGAAACAAACTGGTGTCGATGTCGTTGCCGGCATGCTGACCAATATCATTAAACAAGAAAGCACCAATCAGAAAAAGGTAAAAACTGATTGATGCTCACTTGTACATTTAGGAAGTCACAGGATCAACTCCTACACAATTGAAATTTGATCCCGTTAAAAAAAGGAATATCATGAAATCAAAAGGAAAGCAATATCCAAATGATTGATATCAATCCAAATGAATTGCAAACCCAAATCATAAAAGCAATAGGAAGACAAGAGAAGATCATTGCTGCTCGTTGTGGTTGGGGAAGCGGTAAGACTTCAGCTCTCGTCTTTTCCATGTTGCTCGTGTCGAAGATGAGACCAGGTACATCAAGCTTGATGGTGACAGACACAACCCCAAGATACAACTCTGTACTTATGCCAGAGATTGAGAAGTGGTTGACTCCTCTTGGATGGACATACAACCATACAAACAAACTATGGACAGATACCGAGAACGGCTCAACCGTTTGGTGTCGTTCCTATTATCGACCAGGTACAAGGGAAGCAACCCACAATCCTCTCGAGGGTTTGAATGTGACAAGTGGTGTCTGCATGATCGATGAATGTCAGACTCTCACAAGTGAGGTTGCTCACAAGGCTCTCGGTCGTTTGAGAAGTGGACCAAGTCCAATCATGATCCTTGTTGGGTTGCCTGTCATCGATGCTTGGTGGTGTAAGTTAGCAGAGCAGGCCAATTGTCAGCCGTTGTTCTTCTCCTCATATGTCAATCAAGACAACTTGAGTGAAGAATGGTTTGAAGCAACAAAGCTCCTTCCTCCTGATGAACGTGAGGCGATGGTTATGAATAAGCCAAAACCCCCAAGTGGTTTAGTGTATTCTGAGTTTGATCATGAGAAACATGTCATCGATGACTTCAAGTATGATCCGTCGATGACGGGACGGATTGCAATTGACTGGGGATTCAGAAAGCCGTCGGTCTTGGTGATCGTATATGACGAGGTGAGAGAAGCCTCAATCATCATCCATGAATTCAACCCCAAGGAAGTCACCATTGAACAATTGAGTCAGATGATCCTTGCATTTGCTTGGCCTCGTGCTTTGATGTCAATGGCACCATCTTCACGAGTATGGCTTGACACAGGTGTTGCAGATAAAGCAGGCAAGGCAAGATCTGATCACACTGGCCTTTCTGCTTTTCGTATGATTCGCAAGCATCCCGACGAGGGAGGCATTGGTCTTCCAATGAGATCCACGACGGATCCCGTGAGGACTGATGTACTCAATGGAGTGCAGAGATTGAAAAGAGCTTTCAACTCAGGGAAATACTTGATCACTCGTGAAGTTTGGGAGAAGGGGGAGAGAGCAAGTGGCAACTCAATCAGAAAGGCTCTGCTCTCATATGCTTGGGACAACAAGGAGCAACCCAAAAAAGACGGACGTGAGGATCCTCTTGATGCTCTCAGATATGATTGCATATTCCATCATTGGACAGAGTCAGCACGCAACTATCAACCAAAGAGCAAACCAAGTAGAAAGGTGAGAGTTGGCTCATCGAAGAAGGTAGAGTTTTAATGAATAAAGAATTGATCGATTTATATGAGAATGGGTTCATGTTACGTCAAGCTATGCGCTTAACTCAAGACATGGAGAAAGCACGCGACCTGGTTCAAGATACCTTTATAAGAATGATGGACAAACAGGATCAATACAATCAAGACAATGGCAATCCTCAAGCCTTTGTCTCTATTGTGATGAGACGTATCCATCTCAATAATGTTCGTCGTTTAAAGATCTCAACTCGAATCATGGATGTGTATGCTCAAAAGTATGGAGTATCATCAAGTGACGCAACTGATTATGTGTTTTGCAGACAGCTCATAAAGGAAAGCAAGCACAAGGATATTTTGAAACATGTTGCTCTTGGATACACCACCAAGGACATTGGAGAGATTCTTGGTATCAATATGAATACAGCATTCTCAAGAACCAGGTACATGAGAATTGATCTTGCACAATTTAAGGATTGAATTATGACACCAGCAAAAAAGAAACTCATCGTTGACTTAGTTCAAAGGATGATCATTGAACCATCACAAGGATTCCCTCCTCATGAGTTTGAGGAATCAGTCAAGTTGTTTCTTGAGATCGTTCAAGCACTTCTCAACGAAGATTATCAAAAAGATAATATTTGACAAATAGCGTTATCAAAATGATAATATGACCAAAGTGATATTGATCACCGAGGTTGTTATGCATAGAGATGACGAAGCTCCAAGACACTTAAGAGCCAAATACCCACGCTTTAAAACATTGGGTATCACAGGGACTCAGTTGTCCGGTGGTACCATCTCAGGCTATGAACAAAACACAAGTCTCACCGGCTTGTCATGGGTTCGAGCAGCTGAGGAGATGTTGAGGACGGACCCTGTTGTCCGTCGCTCTTGGCATATGCTCAGACAAACCTTGCTCTCAGCAACCTGGCGATTTCAAGCAGGCGTTGAGAATGATCCTCAAGCTGAAGAGTTGGCACGATTTGCAAACGAGGCATTTGGCTTCGATGGTTATGCAGGTCAAATGTCAGTCTCATGGGAGGAGCAACTCGGTTATCTTTTTGAATACGTCACTATTGGGTATCGATACGCTGAAGAGATTTACAAGGTTGGCCTCGATGCCGAGGGACGCACAAAAGTCTTCCTCGATTATTATGCAGACCGAGAGCCAAGTGCTCACAATGAATGGTTGAGTCGAGACGGTCAACATCTTGACGGTGTACTTCAAACCGTCGTGGGTGTCGGCAAGACTCCTCAACCGATACCAGCCAACAAGCTCCTTCTCCTCACACTTAACAGGACGGGTTCCAACTTCGAGGGAGTTGGCATGCTTCGTCCTGTTTGGTGGTGGTGGAGAACAAAGCAACGTGTTTCGAATCTGATGTGTGTCGGGTTGGATCGTTGGGCCGTCCCAACTCCAAAAGTGATCGTTGACCGTTCACAAGCTGAAGCACTCGGATTGACTGACGGTGACATTGACGCAATGATCAATGATGCCGAGGCACAAGCTCAAGCGTTCCTTTCTGCAGAGCAATCCTATCTCGTTGAGAATGGTGCTGTGAAGTTTGATTCATATGCCGCAGCTCCGAATCTTTATGCTCAAGGTCCTCTCGACATCATCAAAGAGTGTGATAATCAAATCAGTCAAGCCTTCCTTGCTCAATTCGCAAACCTCGGAATAAGTGACACAGGGTCAAGATCAGTGGGTGAAGTTCATCTCTCTGTCTTCCGTCGTGCTGCTATCAACCTTTGTGACGTTGTGGCTGCTCAAGTGAGTGGACCAGGTCGACGAGGTGGTGGCACAATTGGCAGGTTGATCAGATTCAACTATGGAGCTGTTGAGGCTTCCAAGCTTCCACGATTAACACATGCAGGACTTGACACTGATGATCTTGCAAACAGTCTCGGCATGCTTGGTCCACTTGTCCAATTTGGACTTTTGACTCCTGATGACGAACTTGAGAGAGCAATACGTGAGAGACTTGGTGCCGGTGATCTGCCCGAGGATGCACAAAGGACAGCAATTGAAAGAGCTGCCTCATCCTCTCAAAGTGGTGGAAGTGCACTTCTTGCAGAGCAACTCATCAAAGCGAGACGACGCAATGGCTAAGAAGAAAAGAACACAAGCACAAACACCAGCTCCACCAAAAGACAGGATCAAGGGATCAAAAAAGAATCCCGAAGGTTCAGCAAGTGGATCTCGTGGTGACATCAAGATCAGTGAGGCAACCGAGAAAGCACTCGTCAATCTTCGCAACAAGCACAATGACAAGTACAAAGCTCCATCAAAGCGGGTTGACCTTGGCATGCTCAAGGCAGTGTACAGAAGAGGAGCCGGTGCATTCTCAGTCTCTCACCGTCCCAATGTGAGCAGTCGTGAACAGTGGGCACTTGCTCGGGTCAAGGCTTTCCTCAAACTAGTTGGAACTGGTGAAAGAAAGAAAGCATACAACACAGATCTTGATTTGCTTCCCAAAGGCCATCCTCAAAAGAGTGAGGCAAAGAGTGAAGCTGTCGCACTTGCAGTGCCTAAGAAATATTCACACATATCATTCAAACCTCCTCAAGGTGCACAGACAGCAGCCGCAAGAGCACTCAAGAAAAGAGCAGAGAAGCCACCAAGTCAAAGAGGGATGACCTCCGTTGGTTTGGCTCGTGCTCGTGATCTTGCTAATGGTCGTGAGCTATCTCCCGAGACAGTGAGACGAATGCTTGCATACTTCACACGCCACGAAGTCGACAAACAAGGCTCAACGTGGGACGAGTATGGCAAAGGCCGTCAAGCTTGGGACGGTTGGGGGGGTGATGCCGGCTTTGCTTTTGCTCGAAAGGTTGTCAAGCAAATGAATGCAGCAGATAACAAAACAACATTGAGAGCGTATGGAGAAGCAATCCAACTCTCTGAATCCAATTCTTATGAAGTACCTGAAGGATTGACTATTGGCAAACCGTTCAAGACGTTGTCACTTGGTCAAGTATCATCTCGCATGAGTGGTGATGCTATCGGCAAGGAGATCGATCAAGATCTTCTTTCTGAGCTAGTCAGAGTATTCAAAGAAAGACGTGAGCATGATCCTGTCATCATTGATTGGCAACATGCGACATCTCCCTTTCAAGGCGGAACTCCTGCTCCTCCCGAGTCGGGGTCTGCACTTGGAATGATAATTGATCTCGAAATGAGAAAC